GTGCCCTAGCCTTCTTGCCCCCCCCCCGGCCCTTGCCGGGGGGTGCTACCGCGGGTGATCCAGCTCCTCGTGGCAGGCGCGGCACACGACCAGAACGTTCCTCGGGTCCAGCTTGAGCCTTGGATCGGCCCTGACTGGCACGACGTGGTGCACCTGCTCGCTTGGGTTGATCCCGCACCGCTGGCACAGCGGGCTGTTCTGCCGCAGCTTCAGGCTTAACCGGCTCCAGCTGCCGCCATAGGACGCCCGCTTGCCACGTGCTTCTGAGGCCCTTTGCGGCCACGGAGACTTCCAGTGCTTCATCGTTCACCTTCCTGCCTCCTCTGAGGCTGGGTGACGCTGGTGACGCTTGTGACGCGTCACCGCATATGACCTCGCGTATGCGCGTGCGCGTGTGTGCGCGTAACTCAGAAAACGCGTCACATGCGTCACATGCGTCACCAAACGCCGTTTCCTAGTTGGAATCACGGCCAGTACCCATCCCGTTGATCCGTCACCAATGCGTCACCAAGCGTCACCCGCACGTTGCCAAACCCGCGCCCGTGCTTGCGCCGCTCAGCCGGTATGCCGCGCCGTGCCAGGTCGCCCGACAGCCGCTTGATGCTCTTCGCGTGGATGCCTGCGTCTCGGCACCAGGCTTCCCAGCTCCTGAACAGGTCGGCGCTGGCGGTCCAGCCGCCGTCCCCGACGATGCAGCAGTCCTGCAGCCACGCGCCGACCGTGTCCTGCTCGTCGAGGTACGCCTGCGTTGCCTTCAGGACGCGTTCGGGCGGGTTCAGGCCTCCAGCCTGCCTGAACGCCTCGAAGCCTTCCATGGCCCAACGTAGGACGCCTCCAGCCTCCTGCTTGAGGCGCTGCCCGAGCGTCGGATCGGGCATGGCCGGCTTGTTGTTGAACGGCACCATGCACAGCCGCCTTCGCATGGCGTCGTCCACGGTGGCGATTTGCGGGGCGTGGTTGCCCACGACCAGCAGCTTGAACGTCGGGTCGAACTCAAACCAGTCCTGGCGCATGTGCCGCGCCACGATCCGGTCGCCGCCCGTGAGTTGCTTGACCTTCGCGTCGTCCCACCGCCTGCCCTCCTGCGTCTCGGTGGCGATGGCCAGCCGTGCCCCGGCCAGCATGGCGATCTCGGCCGGGTGGCGGTCGTTCTTGGCCTCCATCAGGGCATCCATGGGCATCGTGCGGGCGTACTCGCCCCAGGCGTGGCGGAGCGTGTCGACGAACACGCTCTTGCCGTTGCCGCCCGGGCCATGCACGAACAGGATCACGTGCTCGACGGTCAGGCCCGACAGCGCGTAGCCCGCCCACCGCTTGAGGAACGACACCACCTCCTCGTCGCCCTCGCAGCACTCGAGCAGGAACCGCTCCCACAGGTCGCTCGAGCCGCCAGGCGAAGCACCGACCTGCTTGGTGATCTTCATGTCCAGCATGCGTTCGACAGCGCAGCCCTCGACCAGTTCGAACACGCCGCTCGGCGCGCCGAACGCGTAGAGGTGCGTGTCCCACTGGTCGCGTGTGATGGTGACGCCGTCCTGGCACGTCGCCACCATGTCGAAGTACCGCGCCCAGTTGCCCGTGTCGTCGGGGCGGGCGGATTGGGCCGCCTTGATCATCTCGCTCCGGACGAGCCCCAGCCGGTCGCGTTCCCACACGCCGGTTGCGGACCTGATGAACCAGCAGTGCTGGTCGACGTCCCACACGTACTCCGCCTTCCGCGCCTGCTCACACCATGCACGCGCCGCGTCGTACGCGAGCGTTCGCTCGCGTCGTTCCTGTGCCATGCGCATCGATCCTCCCTCAGCGAGTGAGCAGTTTGGTGATTGAGTGGAACGCTGCGTTCGCGAGGTTGTCCAGGCGCCGAATGGCATCCTGCTCGACGATGCGGCCTGCATCGGCGTCCGCCACGATCGTGCGGTATCGCTCGATCAGGGTGCGCAGCACCTCGGCGGCAAGCGCCTGCTTCACTTCAAGCCGGTTGATCTCGAGCTGTAGCGCCGCGCCGAGCGTCTTGTAGTAGGAAAGATCCCTTTCATCGGGATGGGATGCCGCGACACTCGTCGCTGAATCGCACCCCACCCGATGAAGGGCCGAAACCACGTTCCGATTAGCCACGGCGCACCCCCTCGACCTTGTCGACGGGGCGGCAGGCTTCATGTTCGGGGCGGCAGAGCACGGCCCACGCCAGGGTGCCGAGCACGGTCGCAAGGATGATGACGAGGTCAAGCACTGCGCACCTCCAGCAGCGCGTTCTCGAGGCTGCCGTAATGGGTGCGGGCCGCCGCCCGGACGAGCTGGCGAATCACGTGAACCTTGCTCGAGCCGTCGAACTTGGCCAGGGCGGTCAAGAGGTCGTTCGTGGTGCGGTCGAGACCGACCTGCACCCGCGAGTCCTGCACCACCGGCACGCGCTCATCTTTCCTGCGGGACATGCTGCAATTCCTCCATGAATCGCAGGCCCATATCGCCGATTAGCAGACGTTCTGCGTTCCGGACCTTGGGCCTGTCGACCAACAAGGTATCGACATTATGGTGTCCGGTCAATCACATTCGGTGCCTAGTCGGGCACCCTGTCCGGATTATGTAAAGTCGCGGCCCTGCCTCAGCTGCTGCTGCCGACGCCACTTGGCCCTGTCGGCGTTCACCCGGTCGCACCACTCCTGGGCACGCTCGAAGTTGGGACCGTGCCGCCACCGCATGACCCCGCCGCGGAACCACCCCTTGCCAAGGTATGTCACAACGTGCCAGCGGTCGCTGGAAGCTTTCAGCACGCACCCGAACTCACACACGTCCTTGCGGTGGTCGGAGGCCCATTTCGGGATCCTTGCCACACTGGTAGTCTACGCCCTGTATGCAGACTCCGGAGGAAGTGATTCGTCCTGCAATCGGTCTAGGCATCCTTGCGTTTCAGTGGTGCCTGCCGATCCTGCCGTTTGCCATCGTGCTGTACGTGGTGATTCGGCTGGCGACCCGCCGGCCGAAGACCAAGCGCCGATAGCAGCCGCTTGAACCAGTGCGGGGTTGCGCGGTTCAGCTGCTGGTGCCGCCGCTCGCAGCCCGGGCACGGCTTCAGGCCGGCCGCGCTGGTCGCCTTTGACACGACGTCCCCCACGCCGGGCAGCTCTGCCTCGCACGGCACCCGGATGGGATGACCGCCGCCGACACGGAAACACGCCTCCATCTTTCGACCGTCATGCACCCAGGTCAGGCGCTTCAGTTGATACGCAGGACTTGGATTTCTTCCGGAACCTGCCATGTCGACGGCCCTCCAGGCCAAGGTGTGTTGTAGCCACCGCCGCACACGTACCCGCCCGGGTCTGCGCACGCAGGCATGGGAGCGGTGCAGCACTTCCTGGGCGTTCCGAAGTTGTCGACGCCCACCGTGTACTCCGCGCCGGGATAGAAGCAGTTGAGGAGCCTGTACGTGCCGAGCGCGTAGAACTCGCCGGCCCCGATCGGTCGAACGTACGTCGCCACCCAAATCTGCGTGGCCGCCGTGGCGCTGATGTCCTGCACCGAGCAGTCATCCATCAGTCCATCGATCGTGAAGGTGTCCCCCGGCCATTCGTAGGTGACCTGCACGTACGAGTACAGCTGGGATGGGGGGTAGACGTTCAGAGGGTCGTACACCGGCTGCAGGCATCCATTGATGTCCTCGATCAGCTTGAAGCACGTACCGATGTACTCCGGCGTGACCACGCGTTCCCCGGCCTCGTACTCAATGAGTTCCTGTCCGGGATTGCAGCCGTCCCACGCGTACGTCGCGCCGCCCGTCACGGTTGGGCCATCGTCATCCACGAGGTTGTCGCACCAGTCTGTGTACTCCGGGCAGGTCGGCGCGAAATCCTCGATGTACAGAGCCTTCCGGCGGTACTGCGCTCGCACGCAGTCGCCGGTCATGCAAGGGGCTAGAAAGTCCGCCCAGGACCACAGCGCACCACTGCCCGTGCTGTCGCCGTGGATGGTGACTGTCGGCACCACTACCTCATGCCGCACCGGCTGGCCGGCCACCCACGGCGTCGGGCACGGCTGGCACTCGACCACGGGCGGTTGCTTGTCCGAGCAGCAGCAGCGCCGGATCACTTCGACTTCCGGCAGTACCAGAACCCGCCCACGACGCCGCTCACCAGCAGCAGGACGGCGATGGCGATGGACGATGCGAATTCACTTGCGGCGAGCATTGGCGGGCTTCTTTCCCTTGGTGGTGCGGACGGTCAGGCCGAACGAGCAGCCGGCCCCGAACGAGCCGAGCAGCAGCGCGGCCAGCCAGATCATGTATTGATAGGGTTCCATCACTTCGTTCTCTGGTGGATGATGAATGCGAGGGCGCCCACGACCGCGGCGCCGACGATGTACGACCCGTATCGCAAGGCCTCCACGAACGGATTCTCGTCGTCCGAAACGTGGCCGAGGTGGTTGTGCACGGTGGCCGCGTGAACGTCGATCCGGTCCAGCGCTGCGCGGGCTTCGCCGAGGTGCTCCTTGGCGACGGCTACATCGGTGCGAACGTCTGATGCGGCCTCGCCGATGGCCGCGGTGTGCGACACGCAGCCGGCCAGCGTCAGCGCGATGATGGCGACGGCGGCCTTCATGCCCAGACGCGCTTCGGGTTGACGGGGAAGACGAGGGCTTCCACCAGCGGCTCAAGCTGGTGCTCGGTCAGCTGCTGCCGGCTGCGGACGTTCACGTGGTGCCCGGCGTCGATCACGGCCGGGACTAGCTCCTCGTCGCCGTCCATCACGGCCGGCTCAATGGTGATCGGCCCGATGTGATCGACCGAGTAGTCGGTGCTGAAGCCGTTGGGGATGCCGGCTACTTCGAGCAGGCCATCGGCCATGGCGCGGGTCGGGAATCGGAGGCGGTAGTCGTGCATCATGTGGTGATGGTCTGGAGGTTCGCGTCGGTCAGGGTGCCGCTGTAGAACTCGACCTTCCGGATCACGCAGTTGGCGTACTGCGAGAAGGTGCCGGGCACGTTGCTGCTGTCCGTCGCCTCTGCACCGAGCGTGACGAAGTCGGTGTTGGCGATGGTCAGGTTGTTCGTGCCGCTCTGCACCGTGCCGCCGTTGATGCAGAACTTGGAGGTGCTGCCGTTCCAGTAGTGGACGGCCTTCTGCACCCCGCTGCTGCCGATGGTGCCCGTGGATGTGCTGCCGGATGACCAGAACGCCCGCGCCGCAGTCGTGCTGCTGGCTTCGATGCCGACCTGTGCGGTGGACGCATCGTCGGTGGACAGCAGCGTCCCGGCCTGACCCGGCGGGTAGAAGTGGATGACGAGGGCACCGGGGTCGCCCCAAGAGGTGATGGACGAGTCAAGAACGTGCGCGAGGTCGGCGCTGCGGGTGACGGAGGCGTTTGTCGGAGTCTCGATGTAGGAGGTCGGTGGGCCGTTCACGGCCTCGTACATGGCACCCCATGCGTAGACGCCATCGGTGCTGTTGGCGGAGGTGTAGGACTGCCCAACATTCGACATCGTCGGTGTACCCGAGTTTGCGAGGCCGACGTACACGTTCGTGGCGGTGCTTGACCGAGTCCCCCGGATGTGGCAGCGGTACCAGCCGTTCCCGTAGTCCTCGATCCCATCGGCAACGGAAGACCATGTCGCACCGACGTTGCTGGACTGGCTGACGGTGCCTTGGTCGAGGTCAAACACCGCGGAGGCGTAATCGCTGCTTGCTCCGCGCAGGACGATGTAGATGTACCGACCGACTCCGCTGGTGGTCTGCTTCTGGGCGAAGATCGAGAAGCAGATGTTCGTGACTGCCCCGAATTGACGAGTAATGGTTTTTGTGCCAGTTCCTGACACTTGCTCCAGCAGCACTGCATCTGACGTGTTTGCCGGTGATGTCCAGAAAGATCCGCCGTTATTGTCGATGGTGAGTTGCGATGTCTTCGTCCAGTACGCATTGGAGAAGTCCTCGCTGTACTGGGCGATGTTCACCCGCTGCTCCTCCACCAACAGCCCGAGGCGGTTGCCGTTCTTGTCGTGGGTGAGGCGGGCGACGTCCGTGGACGCCGACGCGATGTAGCCCGAGGAGTCAACGTAGGTGCCGCTGCTGGCGCGGGTCAGCGTGTAGCCCGATGGGGTGCCGCTGCTGAAGTCAAGGGACCAAGAGGGAGACAGACCGGACTGCGTGGTGGCGGACGCCTCGGCCGTGTACCCGCTCGTCCCGCTCGGCGACGTGCGTGTCGCCGCGACGCGGAAGCCGTAGTTGGTGGAAGCCGTGAGGCCCGTCACCGAGTACGAGGTCGCACCCGCGCCGGTCGTGTGGATCGTGCTCCACGACCCCGAGCCCGACGGGCTGCGCTGCTGGATGATGAAGCCCGTCTCGTCGGAGGAGTTGTCCTGCCACGCGAGGTTGATCTGCGTGCTGCTCGTCGCCGTCGCGGTCAAATTGCTCGGCGCGGCGGGCGCCGTCGTGAACGTGACCGAAGTTCCGGAAGACGTGCCCGAGCAGTTCACGGCTCGCACCAGCAAAGTGGTGGACGTGCTTGCGGTCAGCCCGGAAACGTCTCCCGTGTTTCCCGTGATGCCGCTGGCGAGCGTCGTTTGCGGAAGCGGCGAGTTCCGGAAGATCTCGTAGGAGCTCGCCTCGTTCGGAGAGGCCGTCGTGTCGGCGGACCAGTCCAAAGTCGCCGAGGTGTTGTCGAACCGGACCAGCGTCACCGTCGCGGGATCGTCCGGGGCGGCGGTGGCGTCGCATCCGCCAGTGAGCTGGGCCTTGCGGAGCATTGAGCCGATCATGGCACCACCTCTGTCGAGGTCCGGAACAGGACTGTTGAGATGTGCACGTTCTCACCGCCGACCGTTGGGTCGGCGTACAGGGTGATCACACCGCGCCGGTTTGCCGGCCAGTCCGTGCTGGTCGCGGCGGTGATTTCGACCACAGAGCTGCCATCCACGGCGCTGGTGATTGTTCCGGTGATCGTGGTCGTAACGGTGCCGACCTCGACCTTTGCCTTGACGCTGTACCCGGTGAGGTCGAACTTGGTCCCGTTCGGGTTGCGTACTTCGACGGTGAGCGTTCGGCTGCAGCCAGGGACAACGACCAGTCCGACGATGTCGCTTTCGATCTTTGCGTTAGGCATTGTTACTCACCTTGGAATTGCTCGACCGTGTCGCAGGCGACCGGGTTGGGGCGATCGAAGTAGGGCCACGCGGAACCGTCCGTCGCGTAGACCACGTAGACGTTGACCTTGGCACGCAGCTCGCCCTCCACCGGTGCGAACGCCACGCCGTTCCACACGCTACCGACCGGCCCGACGATGACCGGAGGGTTGGTGACATCCATGCCGTCGACCAGGGCGACGGTGTTGTGGTACTCGCGCAGGTTCTGCACGTTCGTGTAAGTGAACGTCAGGTCGAGCGGCGGAGTAATGCCTCCGCCCGCAAGCGACGGCGGAAACCAGTGCTCGACCGTGTACCGCCATCGGTTCGGTGAAATGACGATGGCCGCCTTGACCTTGCACAGCCCGAGCGTGACCACGTTCCCTGCGGCCATCTGCGCCCTGCCCCACCGCATCACGTCGGCGTTGTCCAGGGCGGACGACGCGCCGCGCATCCACGTGTTCACGACGGCGCGGTTGGCACCGGGGATCCCGCGTCCGAAGATGGGGCGTTGCCAGCTCATACGGCGGTCGGCTTGGGTGCCGTGAGCTCCGCGAGCTCGAGGGCGCTGACGATGTTGTTGTAGTTCGCAAGCGTCTGGTACTTCTGAAACCACACGACCTTGTCGGCCTGCAGGACGACCAGGCCGGCCACGGTGACGCCCGTCGTGCATGCGGGTGCCCCGGTTGGGATCGGCCCGGGCACCTGCTCGAGGTGGAACCACTCGTCCCACAGGAACGTGTGCTGGATGCGGTACCACTCATGGTGCGGGGACACCGAGAAGCCCCGGTAGACCAGCGAACCAATGGCGCAGCCGAGGAAGGCCGCGTCGTTGCGCTTTCCGACGTAGGTCGACCAGGTCGTCGTGGGCGGCTCGGCGTTGACCGGAGTCCCCGCCGTCCGGTCCCACAGCACCTCAATGGTGATGGTCATCTGTGGTACCTCGTATGCCGGCGGGTTGCCGTTGAGGTCGACCTTGGTGCCCGCTACGTCGACGACGCCGGTCGGCCACGTGACGCTGCCGTTGGCCGGGAAGGTCGGCGCAAGCCGCCACACCTGCGCCTGGCGGACCCCGCTCTGCCGGGTGACGGCGACGTACTTGGCCTGCTCGTCGGCAACGGTGACCTGCAGGGTGCCGAAGGTGCACCGGACCTCCCACTGGTACAGGCCTTCCGGTCGTGGGAACGCCTGCACCTGCCGGCAGACGTACGCCCGCATGTACAGCGAAGTGTTCCGGAACGCCGCCGGCACGCGGTCGCGCACCTTGGGCAGCCCCGCGACGGCAAACAGCTGGTCGTTCCCATCCGCCGGGAACGTCGGATTTGTGCCGTCCGGCACCCACTGCACGTCGTACACCAGCTCGAACTGGTGCTCGGACCCGGGCATGACCCGCGTCTGCGAGAAGGTCTCCGCCTTGGGACCAGTGAGAATCCAGCCCATCAGAACGGCATCCTGAAGCTCTGCCGGAGCTCATCAAGCATCTTGCGGATGGCGGCGACGTTGTCGGACAGGCCCGCCGTGCCGATGGCCTGGTCAAGTCCCTCGTTCACCAGCGCGTCCCTGTTGGCCCCCAGCGCCATGGAATTGGCCAGGCCCGGACCCATGAGCGGGTCGTTGATGACGCGCATGGCGTCGGCGTCCTTGATGGCCGTCTGCCGAGCGATCCCTTGGGCGACGTCCGGGCCAAGGGCAGCCGCTAGCCGCTTGTTTCGGGCAAAGTCCGCGATCTGTGCCTGCGTCGCGGCGTTGGCCGCCTGCAGGTTGTATGAGGTCGCGATCTGCGTCAGGCTCTGCACGCGGTTGCCTGCAGCGTTGATGACCTGGCTGCCGATCCGAGCGGCGATCTGCGCGGCGGTGATGGCTGCCGTGACGCCCGTGTTGACAGCAGTCGCCGCGGCGGCGGCGTTGAGCTTGCGCAGCTCCGCCTGGGCGCGGGCGACGCCCTTGACCACGCCGCTCGGGTCCATCTCGGCGCGAATGACTGCCTTCATCTCACGCGCCACGGAGCACCTCCCGGTCGAACTCGGCGAGGCCGGCCTTCACCCACGGGAACAGCTCCTGCGGGCGCTTGTTGGTCTGCGAGCACGCGATCACCCCGAGCAGGAACTCGCAGCGTTCCAGCGTGGTCATCTCGGAGGATGCCAAGGCGATGGGCATCATGTCTCGCTGCTCCGGGCTTGCGATTCGCCACAGCCGCCGGGTGGCGGCTGAGTAGGGTGCGGTGCGTTCACCTGCTCCCACAGCCTGGTCGACACGTCGGCGGACAGCCGGCCTAGGTCGGCCGGATCGGCCAGCAGCGGCGTGCCGTCCTCGCAGGACAGGCAGGCGGCCCACCACCACGGGTCGTTCGCCGCCCGGCGGTAGTCCGCCATGGTGGGCTCGCGCACGACGATCGGCCCGAGGTCCGGATCGACCACGCGGCGGGACTTCGCCATGAACTGGGAGACGTCCAGCGGCATCAGGCCTCGTCCACGCTGAGGGACCACACCGCTGCACCAGTACCGTCATCGGTGCGGCTGGCAGAAGTGATGTGCCCGGTGATCGTGTACGCCTTTCCTGCTTGATCGCTGAACGCGACCACGACCGAACGATTGACCGCGTTTGCCAGCGACGTCGGGTAGATGTGCTCGCGCACTGGGTCGTCGATTGACGCATCCTGCGCCAGCAAGTCGAAGCTCACGGTCCGGCGGACGCGGCCAGGTCGCCGCTTATCTGTCCAATCGGATACAAGCGTCACGTCCAGCGAAGCTCGCTCGACCTGAATCTGAATGTTCCGCACCGGCCACGTGGTGGCACCGCCGCTGTTGAAGTTCAGCTGAACGGTGCCGCCGTATCCCATGATGTAGCCCATAGTCAGGTTTCCTGTGCTTGGAGGTTGATCGTGACGGTGACCGTGCGCTCGGCGTCCTGCTGGCCGTCATCCGGCAGCTCGGTCCCGGTTGAGAACGACATTTCGTGCGCCACCAGCTTGCAGCCGGTGTGCGAGTACGGCCCGCTGCCGAACGCGTTGGCCAGCTTGTCCGCAAGGTCGGACGCGGCGTCGAGAGTGTCGGCGATGCACGTGGCCGTCAGGGTGCCGTTCCAGTGCGTCTTGGTCCCGATCGCACCCGGCAGGTACATGGTCGCCGACAGCTCGACGTTGTAGACGATGCATGGCGTGCCCTTGCCGGCCACGCGCATGCCCGCGTACACGTTTGCGGTCGCCACGGCTGCCCGGGCGCGGATGGCAGCCACCACCTGTGGGAGGCTCACGGCTGGCCTCGCAGCGCCGCACGGGCCTCGAGGAGTGTCTGCCGGGAGATGGCGGTCAGGATCCGGCGCATGTTGCGGCGGATGTAGGTGGTGGAGAGCTTCCGGCCGGGCAGGTTGCGGCCTGCACCCGAGCTGCGGACGTTCTTGATCCTGAGCCGGCGCTCCTGGGCGTCGGCGGCGTAGGCCTGGAACCGCTCGCGAGCCTGGGCGAACACGGCCTTCATGGCCTGCCCACGCTGCTGCCGCACCTCAAAGGAATTGCCCTTGAACTGCTGCATGACCCGGTCACGCTCGGTCTTGATGAACGTCCGGCGGCTCCCGGCCTCGGCTTGCGCCGCGCCCGATCGGCCCAGGTAGATGCCGCCTGCGCCGCCAAAATGTCGGAACCCGTGCTCGAGCAGGTGCCACACCTTCTGCCGTCCCTTGGCCCCTGCCCCGCCCTTGCGGCCGTAGACCACGCCGACCTCGCCGGCGATGACGGCCCGCGGGCCGGATCCCTGACGCCGGACGTCGATCTTGGTCGCGCTGGCGATGGCCTTGCGGTGAGGCGTCTTGCCGCGGAACTGGGCGTTGCGCCACAGCTGCCGCAGGTGGTCCCTGACAGGCTGCAGGGCCGTCCGCATGCCCTTCTTCTGTACGCGTTGCGCCACGTTGCGCGGCAGGCTGGACAGCACCTTGCGCACCTCGGCGTCGTCGATCTTGTAGCGGATCTCGCTCATGCCCGCACCTCGACGGCCTGCATGCGCAGCCGCTTGCGGCGTGAGTCGACGTCGTGGCAGCTGCGGAGGTTCAGCGTGCGGCTGGTCCCGTTGTCGTTCCACACCAGCCGGCTGCGCGAAGTGACGTTCGGTGCCCAGGTGGCCTCGATGGAGAACTCCTGGCGCATGGCTGGCCCGCCGTCATCGACCACCTCCGCGCTAGTCACCTGCTCGAGGTGCCCACGGATGATCCCCGTCGTGACCCACGCTTCGGACCCCTGCCCGTACGAATCGACGGTCGTGACGGGGTTCTGCACCGTCAGCACCTGGCGGAAATAGCCTGCGCCGGCCATCGGTCACCCCACCGCGTTCCCGTTGTGCATGCGCCTCACCGTCTCGACGAACAGCGGAGACTGCGGGGTCACGACGTCGTCGCCGCGGAACGACTCGACGTGCGCGATCTCCATGCGCATGGCGAGGTATTCCTCCTCGGTGAGCTGCAGCTCCGTGCGGCCCGTCGCGGCCTTCCACTTGGACAGGACGCCCACCAGTGCCTGGCGGATCTCAGCATCGTCCTCCGTGTGTGGCCGCTTGAGCCAGCCGCGAAGGTCGTTGACGGTCGGTGGTACCGGCATCGGGTGGCTCCCGGCCGAAGGGGTGAGGCGCGTGGAGCCTCACCCCTTGGCCGTGCATGGAGGATGAATCAGGCGTTCGTGACCTGCAGCTGCACCATGGCCTTGGCGCGGGTGAATGCCGCGTTGCCCCAGCCGAAGCCGCGGAACACGATGCGGGCCGAGTTCGCCGCGGTGAGGTCGTCACGACGCATGGTCATGCCCTCCCACTCGCGGATCGCGTAGGCCTCGCGGAAGTTGCCGCAGAGCGCGAGCACGTTCTTGCCCGTGGACGCCGTGGAGACGTGCGTCGGCAGGTAGTCCGTCACGTACACCGGCAGGCCGAGCAGGAATCCGCTGGCGCCCTGCGTCAGGCCGGCGTCCGAGCTCGGCACGAAGATGGGCACGTTGCTGCTCGTGCCAGCACGGATGTCGGCGATCTTCGCGTAGACGTCCTTCGCGATGATCCACGCCGACGAGCCCCAGTACGCCGCGGGGAGCTGCGTGTAGCGCATGTCCATCAGGTTGGCGACGGTGGCCGCCGCGGTGACGGCGAGCGCACGGCTGGTGCCCGTGGAGGTCGCGGTGGTGATGTTGGTGCCCGTCTGGACGGTGAACATGGCGTTGCTCGGGCCGTTCGTGACCCCGGCCATGTAGCCGGCCTCGCTCATCTTCGCGAACTGCCGCATGAGGTTGTCCATCACCTCCGCCTCGACGTCGAAGTTGGCGGACTTGATCAGCTGCTCCGACACCTGCGTCTTGGGCAGGATGGGCAGCGGCTTCAGCGACACCTCGGCGAAGCCGGGGTCGATGTCCACGGCCGCCGTGGAGCCGGTGTCCGGCGGGCTCCAGGCGTTGGTGTACTGCGTCGACTCGAGCGTGTTCCAGCGCAGGGTGGCGTCGCCCTGACGGACGGTGCGGTAGTCGCAGACCCGGCGGGTGATGGACTCTGCCGAGATGTACTTGAGGATCTGCTCCTCGGTCTGCTTGGGGATCAGGATCGACGACGAGGCCGTCGAGATGATCTCGCGCTGCTCGGGGGCCGGGCCGCCGCGCAGCCAGCCGCGCCAGGACGACTCGTACTCCTTCGACGAGCGCCATTCCGCAGCCGCCTCGCGCCGCTCCTCGGTGCGCCGCGCCGGGGTCGCCGCGACCTGCACGCCCGCGTCACGCTCGAGCAGCGTCTTGCGCACCTCGCGCAGCTCCTCGATCTCGCAGCCGATGTCGGCGCGTGCGTCCTCGGTGAGGTTGGTGTCGGACTTGCGCTGCTCAAGCTCGGTGAGCTTGGTGCGGACTTCGCGAAGCGTGAGATTGCTGACCATGACTGTGGCTGCCTTCCGTGGTGTTGGTTGAGTTTCCTGACGCGCCTCGGCGGTGGTGCCCGAGTAGGCACCTACCTCGACGACGCTCACTTCCCTGAGTTCCACACGCTTCAGCGTGCGGTCGCGCCCGCTCCAGCTGTCCCCGCCTTCCGGAACGCGGAAGCCGAAGCTCATTTCGTTCAGCACGCCGCGGCGGACCTGGTCAAGCACGGCCTCGTCGCGGGAGTTCTCCCCGAGCGTCGCCGTGTAGCGCAGTCCCTTGTCGTCGCTCTCGAGCACAAGCGTGCCGCTCTTGCTGTTGGCAAGCACCTGCTTCGAGTCGTGCATGTAGAAGAGCGAGACGTTCTGCTTCTGCCCGTCGAAAGCACCGGGCGCGATCTGCTCCCGGAACTCCCCCTTCATGCCCGGAAGCGGCTTGCTCCACGTGTTGTAGAGCGCGGCGTAGCCGGTGAGGGTGCGGCCTTCGACGCCGCCGATGGCCGCAGTGCGGACCTCAAGCTTCGACATCGGCTGGCTCCTCGTCCTGCTGGTTGTTCTGATTGGGATCCACGCCCGAGATCACGGGCTTGGGCTCGTCGAGTCCGGGCCACGGCTCGAGGCCCATGCGGCGGCGTGCGTCGTTTGGCGCAAGCACTCCCACCTGGACGAGCTGCGCGTAGGCGCGGCCGGCCGTGCGGAAGTCGCCGATGGTGATCGGGGTGAGGTCCGTGTGCAGCATCTGGCCGGGCGGAAGCAGCTTTCGCGTGAGCTCCCTGTCAATGCCGGCCACGAACGGTGCAAGGCAGTGCGTGACGTACGCCTGCGCCGTCTCGGGCTGGCTGCGCCCTTCGCCCTGGTACAGCAGCTGCGGCGGCATGCCGAAGGCACGCGCCACGTCCTCAACCCCGTGCCGCTTGGCGTCGAGCAGCCGGCCTGCCGCGTCGGCGGCCAGCTGCGCAGCCTTCATGCCTTCGCCGAAGAACGCGGGCGACGCGATCTTCTCGCCGCCGTGGTGCTGCTCGAGCCACTTCTCCCGCATCTGATTGCGGGCGTTGGCGGTCAGCGGGCCGGGGTGCTCGATGCCGAGCTTCCCCACGAACCCCGTCTTCGCCAGCTCCTCAGCGACCTGGTCGATGATGGCCTGCGTGGAGAGCACGCGGCGGCACTGGGTGATCGGCGAGACGCCGAGCCAGGGCGACGTGGGGTCCGGGAAGGCCCGCACGTGCACCAGGTTGCTGTCGTCGACGACCTTGTCGTGGACGACGTAGACGGCTTGGCCGGCCTCAAGTCGAACGCTCACTACGGTGGGGTCCACCGGGTCGAGCGCGACCGGCTCGCCTGAGCCGGTATCGCGTCGGATCCACAGGAACCCGTTTCCGTAGGTCAGGGCGGACGAGGCGAGCCAGCGCCGCAGCTCGAATCCCGAGAGCAGTGAGGCGGTTTCGCCCTCGAGGAGGGTCAGCGCGGGCGAATCGGCCACCACCGATCCGTCGCGACGGTGGACGACCAAGTCCAGCCTCGCTGAGTCCGTCGAAATGAGCGAAATCGCCCGCATGATCGCGGGCACGCCGAGCAGGTCCGCATTCAGGTGCCGTGCGCCGGAAGCACTGAACCACACCATCTGTGTGGGCCAAAACCAGCGCATGAACTGGGACCAGATCGACACGGCACCATGCTGCGCATGGTGTCCGCGTCGATCAAGGCCACGTGAGTACGCGCAGTAGTCAGCGCGTAGACACTAAATCACTTTGTGTATGCATCACACACACGGCGAGTACGGCTTTTGAAGCAGTCCCAGCCCAACTCCTTTGCCACTTGCATTGCTGCCTGCTCAAGCGTCAGCTTGGCATGCGCCGGATTCGGACAGAAATCGGTGAATCCACGGCAGTACATTCGCCTTGCATCGTCGCGCTCGTCTTCCGCTGCGCGCCGCTCCTTCAGGCCACGCACCGCACTGTCTCGCCAATCTGTCGCATTCTTGCTCGCCTCGTCGCGCTGGGCGATTAGCCGATGGTTCTCGTTTCGCAGGCGATACGTATGTTCCGCAAGCGTTCCCGACTGTTTCCGCAATGCCTCGATAGCTTCGGCTGCTTCCTTCAGCAGCTTGTCATCGGGTCCGCCAGTCTGTCTGAGTCGTACGACAATGTCCTTCTTTTTCATGCTGCTACCTTTCAGAATCCCGGCTGGGATTCGTACATGCTGCCGCCCATGATCTCGAGGTCGTGCAGGACACGGGCGGCCATGACCTGCGCGGTGACTGCGTCGATGTTGCTGGTGCTGCGCTGCTTGACCGGCATGGCAAGCCCCGTGAGCCCCACGTAGAGACGGGCCGACGCCAGGCAGCTCCGAAGCACCGGGTCGGGCTTGCAGCGTAGTTGCTCTGAGCGCACCCAGTTCTGCCATATGGCCCATCCGCCGCCCATCCACACGATGGTCTGCGGCGCTTTGTGCCAGCGCCACCCGTGCTTGCGTTCCATCTGCGCGGCCCAGGCGGACGCCTTGCCCACCGGGTCGGCGACGAACGCCTTGACGTCGTACCGGCGGCAGACGTCGACCAGGCGGGCCTCCACGGCGTCGAAGTCGATGGTCGGCCCGGACACGCTCAGGTGCCCGTCCTGCACCCACCGCGCCAGCGGCTGCCGAGTCCGCCGTTCGTCGTGCGCCATGTCCGCCCCGGCCCACCAGTGGTAGCCGCGGGTGTGCACCTTGCTGCCGTCCCACACGGCCACGCACATGCTGGTGAGGTCGCACTGCGACCCCGAGAAGAACCCGCCCTGGCTAAAGTCCACCGCCACCACGCCGGGTGCCCCCTCCAGCATCTCCCAATCGGTATCCACCGAGATGCGGTCCAGCAGCTCGAGGGGCAGCGCACCGGCGAGGTCGTCGGTAAAGGTCGCCAGCTCCTGCAGCCATGTCTCCTCCCGGGCCTTCGGGTCGGCAGTTTTCAGCGCGTTCTGAATCTTGGTCCGGATGTCCCGGACGGAGATGAGCACGCCGGCGGACGGGTTCGCGTGGTGCACCGCGAGGTCGGAGTCGGGCTCGTCGGTCGGGTCCATGCCCCACAGAAGCGCCCACCACCCCTCGGGCAGGGCCTCGTCCTGGTCGAGGGCGATCTCGCAGGCCTCCCAGTACGGCCACAGCTCGCGGGTCTTTTGGTCCCGGTCGGGGGTGGTGATGAACAGCATCTGCCCCGTGCGGGTCTTGGTGACGCTGGACATGGCCCGCAGGATCGCGGCATCCATGCGGGCAGCCTCGTCGGCGATCACCAGCCGGGGCGTGATGCCGTCCATGGCGTTGTCCGTGCAGGGCATGGCCTTGAGCGTCGCCTTCTTGTGCTCGATCAGGCCGATGCTGGTGGCACCGCCCCCGCCCACGAACCGCCACCGATCCTCCCCGCGGTGCATCTTCTGAATGCGCCCGTGGATGATGTTCGCTTTGTCTTGCTGGGTGGCGACGCAGCACACCTCGAGGTCGGTCCCCTCCCACAGCATCCACTCGAGCAGGGCCGTGACCAGGCCCGTCTTGCCTGCACCGCGCGCCACCACCCACAGGGCGTACCGCGTGGCCGGCGTGCCATCGTCCGCCCGCCGCCGGGCCATCAGCACCGTCGCCGCGTGCACCTGCCAGGGCAGGAGCTCGAACTTGAGCATCCGGCACCGCTGCAGGAACCGCTCGAGCTCGGAGGCGTCCCAGGCGACGCCGTGGCCGGCGGGGTCCGCCCGCTCGGCGAGGTACCGCCGGCACGCGGCCCGGATCCGGCGCGGCGCGGCGACGGTGCCGTCGATGACGCCCCGGGCGTACGCATCCGAGACGTCGACAGCCGCTGCAGCAGGTGCTTCACCGGGTGAAGTAGGTGCTTCCCCGTTGTCGACGTTCTCTGTACTTGGGGGCCCCACCGATGGTCCCGTTTCGACGG